CTTTGTTCTTTCTGTTATTTCTAATTGAGCATCTGTTCTAACGTCAGACAACGCTTGTTTCATACCTTCTTCTGCTTCTTGAAAAATTGGATTAGCTAATACGTTAGCAACTTTATCATTTCTGTCAGAGTCAAACTTGCTTAGTTCTTTATAGTATTGTTCATCACCTATTAGAGAACCCTCTTTTGAAAATATATTAGGATATTTTTTTATCTCATCTTCCGTGGGTTTGTAATCTGCTTTAAATACTTCAAACTTGTTAACCATAGGTCTTGTAGTACCTGGCACTGAAACCACTTCTTCTCTAGTTTCAAAAAGCTTGTCATTTATAAAGTTTATTTCATCATCATTTTGTTCAGCTTCTTTTTCTAGTCTTCTATAATTATCGTAACTAACACCTTTTGAAGCAAAGTATTTATTAGCAAATGTATTTAAACCAATATCTTTTTCAGCCTCTGCTTCTATTTCTTCTATAGACATGTTTTGTAAATCATCAATAGACTTTACTTCTTCATATAGAGATTCTTTTGAAAAAGTAGGAACTTCATCTAGAAAAACATCTGAAGATTCTCTATTGTTATATATAAAAGATTTTAAACCTTCTATACCCTCCATGTCTACTAGTCCTGTTAAAAAGCTACCAACACTAAATTCTTGAGATTGAATATTATCAGGATCAGTTGTACTAACTGTTATATAATCACCAGCTCCAGACTCTTCAAATAAAAATCCCCATTTAGAAAAGTTTTCCGTTAAGTCTTTTTGCAAACGCTCCTCTATACTTCCACCTGATAATTTACCGATATTACCTTTATCAAAGTATTTAAAATCTTTTTCAAATTGACTTTCGTTTCTTTTAGCCTCTTCTTCTAATGATGCCGAACCAGCTTCTGCCGAGGGAGAATCCCCATTTTCTGCTGCTTCTCTCTTCACCGTTACAGGTGCAGCACCCGTTGCAACGGCTTTCGGCTTTTCCACTTCGCCACTTGCTTTAACAGGGCTAAAACCTGGAATTAAAATTTCTTCTTTTTCGTCTTTTTCCACTAGAGACTCCGGCACTAGTGAAAATCCTGGTATTAAATTTTCAGCCATAAATTATGCGTCTTTTATAAATGTTTGTTGCTTACCGTATATAGTTACACTAACAGCCTCACCAGGTGAAGCGTTTTTAACTTTTTCTTGATCTTCTACACTCATATCTGCTTTCTTGAAAAACTCATTTAGTTTATTCTCATACTCTTTAGATTTACCTTTAGATTTACCAGTTCCATATCGCTCATTATATTTTTCTTTATTTTGATTCTCTCTTTGTATATCTGTAGCATTATTTTGTATAGCAACTGTTGCTAAATAATCTAGTAATGGCTCTTTATATGTTCTGTAAAATTCATCAAAACGAGGTTCTCCAAAAACAGGCACTTCTTCAGGCCACTGTAACTTATTAGTTAAGCCATCAGGCATCATGTCTTCCCAAATGCTTTCGGCGTGTTGTTTGTACATCTCTTTAAAAACACCACCATCACGATATTTTGTAGGTACTCCACCATCTTTAGTAAAGTCAGTCTGAAAAGCACCCATCATTGACTCTTTTAGTTTTATCTCTTGATCGTTACTCATTATTCTGGTTGCCTCGGGATTGTTAGGATCTTGTCCAGGAGCTGGTTTAGTAAAAGTGTTTTGCATAGCACCTTTATTATCTTTGTTAAAAGCATTGTATGCAACCTCCATACCTTTACTTAGATCAGGTACTAGTTTTAAGTAAGGGTTTTCTTTGGAATTCATAGCCTTATTAAACTCTCTTATGTTTAATTCTGCACCAGTGGTAGTATCTGCTAAAACTATAGTATCACCCTCATATCTAATATCTATTTGTTCACCAGAAGGTCCACCACTAGATATTTTTTTTATGATCGCTAATTGCTCCGCCGGTGCTCCAACAACACTAAGGGTTCCAGCTGCGCCTAAGCCTTGTTCACCTGCTATTTTAGCGGCTTGATCGATTTCTGAAGCCATAGCTAAAACTTTAGGTATTGCAGTTCCATATTGATCTACTATATTTTTTATGCTTGCTAAGTCTTTTTGACCTAAGGTTATATCTTTTAAAGTTCCATTATTTAAATGTGTTTTAATAGTATTATATTTTTCTATTAAGTTACCAAAAAACTCCTCTGATTTACCATTAAACCCCTCATACTCTGTAACAAAGCTACCTACTTTGTCGTATATTCTTTGATCCTCTCTTAAAACAGCTTTATTTAATTGGTTTAAATCTTTCTTTTTTTGAGTAATTAAATTAATACCGCCTTGAACTAGTGAAGATATATTAACAGCTCCAGTGTTATCTGCAGCAGAAGCAGCTCTAGCTGCATCTCTCTCTTTAACTGTTCTAGCCATAGAAGCTGACATGGGGTTATTTTGTAATATTTTTTGATCTTTATAACTCATATTTTGTTATCTTTATAAATCAGTGTTACCTAAATCAATCTCTAATAAAGCAGCGTTAGCTGCATCAACTCTAGCATTTTGATTGTCTAATTCTTTAGAAGCTCTATTTAAATCTGCAACATTTCTTTGTTCTTCTATAGAGAATTTATATTTCTCACCTTCAGCTTTAGCTTTGGCTACATTAGCAGCACCTTGTGCGGCCTTGTCTTGATTAGCTTTCTCTTGTTGCTGTATATTAGCAGATATACCTCTTTTACTTTTTAAAGCAGCTTGAGCTAATGCTGTAGCACCACCTGCACCAGCTCCTGAAGCTTGCATAGCGTCTAGTGTATTAGCCAATGCTATATCAGTTTCTTCAGCTTGAAACTCAGCTGCCTGTGTTGCTACCCCTAAGTTTGCAAATTCGTTACTTAAATTTTCGTATGGATTAAATGCAGCTTTCCTTGCGTCTTTAACAGCTTGAAGAGCTGCTTCTTTATCAGCAACTTTATTAGCCATACTATCTCTTAAAGCAGCTACTTTAGCTCTTTCAGCTTCTTGTGCTTTTTGTAATGTTTCACTAGCGTTGTCTCCTCCTGATCCCATTTTTATATTCTTTTTATTAAATGACTATAGTCTTTATCACCCTCTACAAATCCAAGCTCCTCTAAAGTATTGTTATATTTTTTATTATTTCCCCAATAAAATAAAAACTTGCCACCATGTTTTTTACATACGTTTTCACAAGCCATGTTTAATAACACCATGGCTTCTTTTCTATCTTTTTGTTTATAATTTTTATCAGACAAAGTCCAACCTAAAGCACATACACCAGAATTAGTTGTATATATAAAAATTGATGCTATAGGTATGTTTTCTTTTTCTACGATTAAACCACCTGTACCATTGTCAGGTAAAAATTCTTTAGCTGGAACAAAATTAAAATCCCACTGTTTCCACCAAGATACTAAAGTTTCCCAATCATTATCTGTAAGTCTTCTTACTGTTAATTTCATTTAATTATATTTAATTTTATTTAAAAAGACGATGTTACGAAATTGCTTCCTGCAGACCATAATTCTTTAGGTCCTCCAGGTTGAGTTGTTTCATCTGTTTCTATCTTAACTGTAGCGAAATAACCTTTAATACCACTCATTTGAGCTCCAAATAATATTTCACCAGCGGTAGCAGCTGAATTGTTTCTTAGATTAGCCACGTACCTATTTTCTTTTCTATTAAAACCAGCTCTTAAAGTATATCCAGTATTAGCGTCTACATAAGCTCCTTCGTCATAGCTTTTAATTGACAATATATCGTCATTGTTCTGCACATAAGTCGCTGTACCATCTGGATTAGGATCTTGACCTGTAAATCCAGATACAAAGCTTTCAACTTCCCAACCATTACTACCCTCATAAGAAATAGTGTTAAAGTTTTTCACTACGTCTGGTTGTGGGTTAAAAACAAAAGTAACACTAGATGGTTTTCTAACACCGTAAAAAACTCCTCTAGTCAACGGATCAGGATTAACAAAGAAATATTGTTGATAAAGTTGTGTACTATTAATGCTTGTTGAAGACCCTATAGTATAATATTTGTTTCTTAAACTAAACATTTGACTAGGCTTGTACGTAAAGAAACTAACCCATCCATTAATCTCTTCATCAAAAGCTAAAGTTTTGTAAGACTCTTCATCTTGGGTAACTCTAATAGGTGTTTTCTGCATAGATATTACGTAATTCTTATTATGTATATCCCAACCACCCTTTATTTTACCTTTAGTTGCATACCTAAATATAACATCTTCTCTAGTTTGGTATTGAGTTGTAAAACCTTTAGAGTAATAAACGTAAGTGCCATTACTGGTAACATTTACCAATGTAACATAACCACCTTGTTCAGTAGATATTTCCATGCCAGGTGTTATATATTGTCCAGTTGGAATACTATCGGTATCTATTATTAATAAAGTGTCACCAAGAGTAGCACCTGCCCCGGCTTCAGCTACAAATGAATGGTAAGTATTTGTTATATCTATTTCAGCTAATTTGTCCCTAAAATAATCACGCATACCATACATACTTACTTCGGTTAACCCATCATTAGAAAGCCTCATTATGGCATTACGATTTTTATCAGCAAAATACTTCCTATAGTTATATATTGCAAAAGATTCTGGATTTTTACTTATTCCATATTCTCCTTTGTATTGTACAAATTGTCCTATAACAGCTCTACCGGCTTGCGTTTGTGTACCACTTTCAGTTGTATATATGGTATCTTTATCTATTAAGGCCCTGTGTATACGATCTTCCTGAAACACAATTAAGTTTGTTTCTTCTGCGTAAGTCTTCTGTATTGATCCATAGACTGGATCTAAGGACTTGGTGATTGCGTCTCCAACAGAAAACACATTAGTTTGATTTATACCTGTTCTAGAGTTATAAACACCAGAATAAATTAATGTACTAATTCTTCTTTGTTGTAATGGAAACTCTTCATCTAAATAAGCTTTAACTCCTTGATCAGTTGAAACATTATTATAACCACCTCTAATTCTTGACTCTTCAAAATACCAGTTTCTATTAGCGTCTCCACTTGGAGAAAAAACTTGAGCTATATCTACTTCCGGAGCTATAGCAGCCCATGAAAAAAAATAATCATTACTATAATCAGTATCATAATAATTAGTTGCTAATGTTCTTCTAACTATGTATGTGTTGAAAAAATCTACCTCTATCGTTGCGCCTGTTGCCATGTTTTTAATTTATTTTAAAATGTTACTGGTTCTGATGGATTAGTGGGGTTGTCCGGCAATATTGGATCAACAGTAGAACCCGTAGCTATTTGTTCATTTAATTCTGACACTAAACCAGCTGTAGATGTTTCCCAATATATCTCTAACCTTGAAACAGGTGGTTCAATTTCTACAACTGAGAATATTGGAAATTTAAAAGTAGTACCTGAATCTGGTTGAGTTACGCCGTAAGTTTCATTATTAGAACCTTGCGTTATTATACTAGGTGGATTACTACCACTTGCAAACAAACCGGCAGTAGCCGGAACAGTGTCAGAAGTAGATAAACCTAAATCTAAAACTTTACCGTATCCACTTATTCCAGCTGTAGATGTACCAAAATAAAACTGGTGTGGATATTCTTTATCATTATCTCCACCTATTAATATATTAAGCCTTTTATCACTTGTTCCAAATTGATTTTGTTCAGGAGCTACAGTGCCTAAGTCTGCTGGAATTTTGTTTACATTGTCAGATATTAAAGTAGTAGCAAAAGTATTAGGAAATCTATTCTGTCCTGTTACCGCAGGCGCTTGTATTTTAGCATTCTCTAATATAGTTGTAAATCCACCTAAAAAAGCATTATAATACTCTTCAGCAAGTTGTTTTACTACTATTTTATAGCTATACCAACCAAGTTTATTTTCAGGTCCATATATTGTTATAACACTACCAACAGCAATTGTGTAATCGTTGTTTACTGTTATGTCATTAGTACTGGTATCTATTGATTTTATACTATCAACAAAAGCACCAGTGTTAGTATCTATACCAGTTACTATATTGCCTACGGCTATATTTGGATCCAACGAAGTTAATGAAATTATTGAACTAGCAGTGGTAGCAGCGTTAAGTGTACCTGTATACTTTCCGCTTTTGTATAAACCAGGATAACCTTCGTTTGTGCTTGTTTCTGGAATACCTCCACCAGAAAATAAAACTTTTAAAGAATTACCTAACCAATCTTCAGGTTGAATATACCCACTTATACTAGAAGAGATTCTTCCTTTACTATAAGGAGCATAGACAGTTGACCCGTCAAAAACAGTTGTACCACCATCTGGTGATTGTTGAAAGTCAGTTATAGAAGATAGTATTACATCAGATTGTCTACCATATTTATCCGCTAAAACTATACCTACTTGGTAAGTCCTGTTCTGTTTAACCGTGTGTATAGGATAAGCCATTGAACAGTTAGAACTATAATTACTACTTGTTCCAACTTTTAAACTATTTGCAGGTTCTGCTCTATATTTTTCTGAAACAGCTACAGAGTAAGTTAAGTTAACAGGCGGTGAATGTTTGTCTATAAAATTACCATAAATGACTCTATTACCTACCACTGATTGACTTAAAGCTCTTATTGGAACTTTATCATAAACCCTTAAAGTCTCTCTTTCAGGTAAAACTCTAAATGGCCTTCTTGATTGATAGTTATATACATAATACTCTGAGGTATCTGTGGAATCAAAATCAGCAGCTTTAACCTCTTCTAATATCTGTATTGCTAAACCGTCCGATTCTTTATAAAGTATTTGTATTTCTGAAACCTTAAGTTTATCTTCTAATTCATTTTGAGCATAAGGTAAAGGTATTTTAATTTTAACTTGCTGAACTTTATTTTCAAAAAAAGCTAAAATAGTGCTATTTGCAATAGCTCCTAGCGCGTCAAAGACAACTGGGTCACCACCAGTAACTGTTGTTGTAGGTGAACCCTCTGGTATAGTAGTAGGTATATAACCATTATTATTAGGTATAAAAGCAGGCTGCGTAAAAGGTGATATAACGGAGTACTCACCGTCGTCATATTTAAATCTATAAGCAAATCTAACGAACTTATCACTTAAGTAATCTTCGTCACCAGGCCAAGAACTAACATAATTTGGGTTAGGCCAAGCTATTGTTACTAAGGCTCCATCTGGAAATTGCGAGGAGTTAAAAGAAGGACTAAGTGTAAGCTCCCTGTCTGAACCAACCGTGGTAACGTTTGTTATTGTTCTAACCGCTCCTGTTCCTGGACAAGTTATTTGCATATTGTCTAATATCTCGCTTGATGGGTTGTATACTGGAAGCAAGGTGGAGGTTTGAGTATCATCTGTAACTCTTGTAAATATACTAGGTGTTAAATACTCTTGTGTTACGTCTTTTGAAGATGTTTCTATAAAACAAGCAGAGGTTACTCCACTACCCAAATCTCTAGATCTAGTTAATGTAAAACTATAAGGAGAAGTTGTTTTAACAAACTTTATATAAGTATTTGAAAATCCCGCTAAAGCCATACCAGCCCTTAAATCTTTAGTATCATCTGTAGTTACAAAAGTGGTACTACTACCTGTTGTAGTTATATTACTTATACAAACTTCTTCCCACAATTGTGGTGCTTTATAAGGGTAGTATTTAGCTACAGATATTTGATCTTCGTTCGTATAATATGAGATATTTTCAATAGCTTTTTCAACATTTATTTTTCTAGGTTGATTACGATTATCGGTCCAAAACAATAAATCTTCTATTAAATTTATACCATAAATTGGATGTGTTATAGAAAAATTTAAAAAACTACCTTGTACTATTATCTTATATTTTAAAGAACCTTGGAGTTTGTTGTCAAAAAGAAGTATGTAACAAGAGGCGCCATAAGGCGCTGGATAATCTATTTCACTACCAGATACATCAGAGTAATTAGTAGCTAAAAAATAAGCTCTTTCCTTAGCTTGATCTACTACATAACCTATAATTTCTAAATTAGATATAGAACCTAAACCCCAATCGTTTAAATAATTATTACCTAAAATGTTTTCTAATGCTCCAACGTCTTCACCTTCAGATCTACTTATTTGTACGTTTTTAGCGTTTCTATATTCTCCTTTAGACAATAATCTATCGTCTAAGTCTTTATTCATTTTTGACTTTACAAAAGTATTCCTAATTTCTGCCATAGTTAAAATTTAAGCCACTTAGATTTACCTCTAAACACTTGAACTATTTCATCTAGTTTTAAGTTAGATAATCTTATTTTAGCGTTTCTTAGTTTTGCTGACCTATCTCTTTTATATCTTTGAACAATGAATTCTTGTGTGTTTGCTTTTGTAGATAGTATAGAATAGTTAATATGTGAATATAACGCGTCCTCGGCCATCTTAGGCACCTTAGAATCAATATCATAGGCTAATCCATCTGATATATATTCTAAAACAATAAGTTGATTTGCTAATTCACTAGAAAAACTAAAAGTACCTGTTCTATCATTTATTTGAAACCAACCATTACTTTGTGAGACTTGTGGATCAAGTCCATATCTTTGACCGAACGCTAGTTTCCACCAAGCCCAGTCATACACGTTAGTGTTTTCTTCATCTAAATAACCAGTTATATTATTAGGGTTATCACGACTCCATCTTTGTTCTGTTTTAGATTGTTCTGCGTAATTATTTGATCCAAAAGAGTTTTGGGTTGGGACACCGTTAGAGTCTTGTATTGGCAATTGGTTAGGAGATGTAGTTAAGTTATTAACAGGATATATTATTCTTTTAACACCATCATTATCAATTCTAGAAACCTGTACGTAATTTACATAATCTTGAGGTATAGGTATAGATAAGCTTGGCGGTATAGTTAATTCTTGAGAATTTATAGATTTTAAAGTATCGTAAGAAAACTCTTGCAAACCTCTTTTAGCATGAAATATAACTTCAGATCTTTTCACTCTAGGTATTAACTTGTCCATACCTACATAAGCCATCATGAAGTTATTGACTATATCCTTAATACTTATATATTCATAATTACCTAAATTAGCATTAATAGCGGGTTGTTTTAATTGTATATAAACGCTTCCAGTATAGTTAACAGGTGGATTTGGCGATACTCCATCACCAGATCTTAGCGTAATAATGTTGTTTTCAGGATCAGAAATGTAAGACCAGGACTCGTCTTGAGCTACGTTATTTATATATATAGTATAATTAGATATAGCAGAAGATGTTTGAACTACTGTACTATCATAAGTACTATTTAAACTAGGTACGCTAACAATTTGAAACTGAGCAACACCAGCACCTGGAGGTGTATGTTGAAGGTTAACAGTGTCTCCAACGGCATATCCGGAACCTTCTTGAACAACTGTCCAAGTAAGAGGAACTCCCGAACCCCCACCATTCAAAACTGGTGTGACTGTATCTATTCGTACTATCATACCTGAACCACTACCTCCTTGAGCATTATGAAAAGCCCCTGGAAAATAACTATTACCACCATCGTTTGATAGATTTATTTCTGTTTGTATAACAGAAGCTACTTGAATACCTGTGCTATTATAAGCACTAACAACGTTAGTATTAAAAGTGCAATTAAACGTAGGGTTAGTTGCGCTTGATAAATCGGGAAATACTTGTTGACCTGAATAGTACTGTGCGTTTGTTTCGTTTATTAGTCCCATATTTTATTATCTTTTAGTGTTTGCCTCATTAACGGCTGAAAGCTGTGAAGCTGATTGAACTATTTGCGGATCTCTTATTATGACTCCAGCATACTTTAATATTTCTATTATAACCTCTGATTGTTGGCTGTCACTTATTTCAAAATCAACTGAACCACTAGCAGGAATCGAAGGTGTTGGCGCGCCGCTAGTGCCACTCCATATAAACGCACCTGTCGTTGGATCTACACCGTAAGCCCAGACAACATCAGCTGGTTTTCTAATGTAATTAAAAGTAACATCTGTATTAGCGAAAGTTGTTGGACTTGGAAATACTATTAACTTGTTGTCTTTATATTTAGCAACAGGAAAGTCATTTGTGGGTTGAGTCAGTGGGGATAATTTTAGTTCGTTATAATCTCTATTACTGACTATCTCTATAGGTGGTGAGTTTTTGCCTTTGTTCCAACTTGCTGAACCGAATCTGTGTAGATCAGTTGGTTGGTGGTAGACATTAGTTGTTGGAGTGTTTGAAGCAATATCACTTTTTTCAAATACTTGAAACTCTTCCATTATGTGGTCCATACGTGAGGCGAACTCTACATTTGTTTTAGGCATACGTATATATTGGTTATAATCCTCAAAGAACTTTTCAAATATCTCTAACTGAACTTGAGTAGCTAATTGGTTAAATTCAAAAGGTGTTAAGTAACCTCTTTGCTCTTTATTTAGTATACTCAGTACTGTGGTATATACCGTATTTACGTTTATTGCCATTTTAATATTTTTATAAATAAAAAAGGCGGCCGCATAACCGCCTTATATATAATCACTTGTTATTTAAGTTTTTTCTCTATTGACTTAAAAACTTCTAATCCTTCGTCAGTTTTAAACCAAGCGGCCATAGCTGAATATGGATTCTCATCAAAAGGAACACTCATTAACTTACGGCCATTGCTAGCCCAAGTAAATGTTCTGTTGTCTCCTGATAATTTAATTATGTTGTTTTCTGTAGCTACAATTGCAAAATTTCTAAGTTGAACATTTTCATCATTAGCGAGTTCTATAAATAATTGAGGATTTCTTCTTGCAAAAAGAAGCATATCTCTTTTTAATTCTTTAGTACTCATCTTGCTTACTGAAGATCCTACTTCTACTCTCATTATAGCTTCCATGAAGTCTACATCCATTTGTAGGGCTGCATTCATTGCTAAAACTTCTAACTCTAAATCTTCAACCTCATCTTTAGCAATTTCTACAGAATCATATTCTCCGTATATTAAATTCTTATGAGGATGCTTATCTAAAAACTCTTGTAAGTTTCTTTTTTCTTTTGGAACTAATAAATGGCCCATGTTAAAAACAACGTGTTTAAGGGTTGATGGACCTTTTTGTTCATCTACAAAAATTGACTTTTGATTAGTAGCGTATCTTAATTCTCTTTCATATCCTTTATCTGGATCAAACCAAACTAATGGATATTTACCAGTATGCTTACTAGGTAAGGTATAAGTTAAAGGATTTTTATTATTTAATAAATAATAATTTCTATCTTTATATTCCCAAGTATCTTTTTTAACCTCTTGCTTGGGAGCAGGAGCTTTCTTTGTTGTTGCCATAATATAATATAATATAATAATTAAAAAGACCCCGCCGAAGCGGGATCTTATTATTGTTTTTTAAGATACAGTTGTTCCTGTAACTTTTTGACTTAAAGCAGCTGGAGCAATAGATGGTCCAGAAGCACCATTTATTAAATCAACAGCATCTAAAATTTTAGCAACATCAGCTTGTTCAAAAGCTGAACTAGCAGCAATAGTAACTGTTCCCGAAGGTACATAACTTACTATTAAGTTTGGTGTTGTGAATTTTAAAGCGCCTATGTTCTCAGCTGGTAGTAAATCATATCCACTAGCTTTTGGTAATTTTACATATCCCATTTTTTATCTTTTAAAATGTTAAACAATTATTAAGCTCCTTTAAATAACACGAAGTTATTTGCAGCTTGTGTAACTAAACATCTTTCAGACAAGAAGTGTACTTGCATAGCGTCTAAAGAAGAAGTATAAGCTCCACCTACTGAACCAGTAATCCAGTTTTTGAATCTTCTATCTTCAGTTTCAGAAGCTCTATATCTTACGTGTAAGAAAGGACGTCTGATGTTTGAACCTAACATTTGATCGTATACTGTTGAAGTTCCAGCAGGAACTAAAACACCATCAATAGCTTTGTCCATACCTCTAGTTGACGCATCATTTAAGTATTTCCAATCAGTTTTGTAGAAGTCATAAGAACCTCTTCTAAAACCTGAAAATCCAAAGTTAAGTGCCATTTCAGCTTCATTATCGAATAAACCGTAAGAAGCAGAAGCAGTAGAAGCATAACCTCCACCTGCCATAGCAGCGATCATATCGTCAAAATCAAGAGCAGTAGCTCTAGATAAGAATAACATGTTTTCTTCAATAGCACCTTGCTTATCTAAGTTTTTAAGTATTTCATCAAAATCACCTAATGCACCGTTACCTGGGGCAGCAGCTCCAGCAAAACCAGAGTATACATTACCTCTTGCTTCAATAGCAGCAAACATACCTTCTGTACCTAAAATATCTGAAGTACTTAAGTTAGTAGCAGTACCAGTTGATGTCTTAGCATCTTCACCTTCAACCATTGCCATTTCAAGATAATCTTCAAAACGTAATCTAGTTTCTGATTCAGCTTTTAAATACCATAAGTATCCAGATGTTCCGTCTTCAGTAGCAACTTCAACCCACCCAATTTGAGCAGTATCAGAACCATTGATTTCATACTTATCTTTGATAATTATAGGTCTATTAGAAAACTGAGTAAATTGTGGCTCAATAGAACCTTGCATACCGTCAGTACCTTTTTTAAATTCAGCACCGTACACAAATAAATTTACTCCAGTTGTACCAGATAAACCATTAGGAATATCGTCAGTTCCGTAAGGAAGACAATTAAAAGCAACAGCATCAGCTGCCCCATCACCTACTACATTACCGGATGAATCAACAACATTAGTAACATGTACTTTTAAAGTTATTAATCCAGTCGCTTCGTCAGACAACAATACTGTTTGTCCTTTTCTAACAGCCATATTAGTAGCAGCAGAATTATTAGGACCAGCATTAGATATGTCAGGTCTTACAAATATTTGTTTAGTAGTTGTGTCTTTATCAAGAGCTTCTGCTAAACCTTTATATGCAATATGTAGTCTATTTTGTTCAGACCAAATAACTTGATCAGAAGTCATAGGCATTTCAGCACCTACCATTCTCAAGAAACCAGATAATGTTCTGTTTCCGTATCGTTCTACTTCCGCCTCATAAAGCTCAGGTAGATATTGTTGAGCAAAGTCCTTACCGGAACCGGTATTGAACTCTAAAAAATTAGTACTCAACGCCATTCTCTTTTGAGCAGGGACGATTGACGCGGGAAAACTCCCGCCTTGTATTAAACCCATTTTTTTTAGTTTTTAGTTTATTTTTTATTTTTTTGTATTTTCAGTTTAGAACTATCAACACCGTTAACCGCTTTTACTCTCAATCCATTAATATATATAGCTTCGTTGTTTTGTGGACGTGAAGCAGTTTCTATATTCTTAGACTCATTAACTATATTTTTAATTCCATCGGCTTTACCTTGTTCATAAAAATGTCTAGCTATTGTATCAGAGTTTTGGGCAGCAAACAAAGCTTTGTGGTAACCTTTTAAATCATCAACATTTCCATCTTCATTTAAGAACTTCTTAATAACGGACTGTAATTCTGATTGTTTTGAAGCAACCTCTTGAGTATTATTAATGTTATAATTGAATGTTTTTTCTCCAACGTTAAACTCAAAACCTTTGAAATCGTTAGAAAAATATTCTTTAGTATTATTAATAAAGTCTTCTTTTTGCTTATTTAAGTGTATTTGTTTGTCACTGTATCTATTGAAAAAGTCTAGAGCTTTTTGTTGATCCTCATTTACTTTAGGTTTCAACTTGATTTCCTCATAGTATTTATTTTTAGTCTCTTCTAAAAAGTTTCTAGCCTTTGCAATTTCTTCTTTCTTCGCGAGCTTCTTTTTCTTAATGTCGCGATCTTCATCCACTTCTTCATCGTAGTTAAAATTGTCTTCCATTATAAAGTCAACTTCTTCTGAATTTAGATGTGGTTTAGTATTTTTGTAATATTCTCTAAGTAGACTTGTTTCATCTATTTGAGAATAATCTTGGTTTAATCTAACGTAATCCTGTAAAGATCCACCAGTTTCTTCCATAAAATCTACAACCTTTTTTAAATCAGTAGGTAATTCTACTATTCTTTCTTTTTTAGGTTCTTCTTTTATTTCTTCTTTAATATCTTCAACCTTTTTATCTTCTTGATCTTCTACTTTTACTTCAGATATAGGATTGTCTTGTAATTCTTTATCTTCATTTTTAGTTTCTTCAACATTAACAATAGTTTTTTCTTCTTCTTTATTAGCTTGAGATATATCTACTTTTGCTATTGGTTGATCTTGATTGATTAATTTTCTTGGTTTCTTTTTTATTTTAAATTCCCCTTGAGTTAATTCACCGCCGGCTGTTTCTTTTATTTCTTCTGACATAATATAATATAATAGTTAATAATTGTTATTCAAACTGGCTTAATCCAAAGCCATTTAAATTCTGTGATTCTGGTGCCTTAAAGTCTGTTGGTGTTAAATCGTTTGCTCTTTGATTCATTAATGTACTTTGTTGAGTAGCTTCTTGTTTACTTCTCTCATCTTTACGGTCTTCAATTAGTTCTTCTTTCCTAACCATTCTATCCACCTCTAACTGCTTTAGTTCTAAATCAAACTTATGTTGCATCTCCATTAACTGTCTTTTTATAACAGCTTCTTGTTCAATCTTTTTAATAGCGAAATTATTTTTACCTTGCTCTATTTGAAGCTCGGTCTCTGCTATTGCTTGTCTTTTTTGAACCTCTGCCATGGCAGTTCTTTCTGCAGTTTCAGCTTGCGCATTTGATTGAGCTTGTATTTGCGCCATTTGATTTTGTTTATCTGCAGCTGCTTTTTGTTTTCTTTTAAATTTTAATACTTGATTAGCTAGTTTAAGATTTTTAATTTCTCTTAATTCTATAGCATCTTCTAAATCTATACTACCTTGTTGTATTGATGCTTGAATATTTTGCTCTAACATCTGTTTTTCTTCATCATCAGGTGTAAGATCTAGGTATATACCAAACTCGTATAAGTTTAAGTTATACATTTCTTCTAATGTACCTACGTTAAAAGAGCTTAAACTATTTTTTAAAGCTTCTCTAGTTAAAGGATATTCTAAAGCATCTGATATTCTAAATGAAATATTCTCACATGTTCTAGCTGATAAATATAAACCGGCTTGAACTATATGTTTCGTCGCGGTATTTGAATTAGCTGCAGCAAGTTTTTGCAAACCTACAAGTGATTTTTCATTTGGCATACTACCGTCTCTAGCTTCGTTTAGCCCAGTTACATCTCTCATCATTTGCAAGTAATATTGATAAGTTTGTATTAAACTTTGCATTTTCGCTCCTCCGCTTGAGCTTTGTAATTCCTGTATAGGAACTTTACCAGGGTTAGCACCACCTTCTTGAGTCATTGACCTACCTAGTATACTACCAGTTTGAAAATACATATTCAACGCTTCTGCAGGATTATAATTTGTACCATTACCTAAGTCAACTTCTGCTAAACCATCTACATCTAAAAATACACCATCAGGAACTGTTCTAGCTAATACTTGTTGTAGCTTTAAATGTGTTAGCTGTATCATATCAGCAAAACCTGTCATTCGACCTACTAAAGACTCTATACGGCCTTTATACATTTTAGGTGCGCAAATATTATAATTCATATTTACTTTAACTAAATTAGAATCTGGTCTAACCATGTTTTTAGATAGCTCCCACTTTAACATCATTTCGTGACCTAATATTTTAGCACCATGATATAATACTTCTATAGATCTTGTTACTCTATTAAAGTTATCGCTCTCTGGTGGGTTAAAAGTATCAGGTTTTTCTAATGCTTTTTCTAGACCTGTTGCTCCTTGTTTTATTTTAAACACTTGATCGTGATAAGTTTTGTATTCAAAATATAATATAGCTATACTATTACCATCTCTTCTACCATTAAACTGGTAATTGTAACTTTCACTTCCAGGATACTTTTGTATGGTATCTAATTCTTCATCTGTTAATTGAGGAAACTCTTTTTTTATTTCAGCTAAACTTATATATTTTACTTCTCCTACATACCATATGTCTTGAAAATTAGGATCTGTTGTATAAGAATAAACTAAGTTTGCAGGGTCTACATAGTCTACAGTAACACCTTCTGATAAATTAAAAGATGTTTTTACAGCTCCAATACCTAGTATAACTAAATCTTCAGCTATTCTACGTCTGGTTAACTCATATCTATTAAAAGCTAAAGTATTGTTTATAGCTTCTTCTTCAGCTATCTCTATAGACTGCTTGTAGTTTAACTGCATATGAACATCTAACTCTTCTTTGTTTTGAGGTAGCTCTTCTGGATTAGCAGTTGAGTACATGTTCATTCCTGACACTTGTTGGATTTGATCAATTAATTCTTTTGCATTTATGTCTCTTAATAAAGCTTCTGCATATTCAGTCCTCTCTTGCATCGACTGCGGGTCTTGAGCATAAGCCTTAACATCGTAAAGCTTTGTGTCCATACCGTTAACTACTATATCAACAAACTTAGGTATAATTGGAACTGGTTTCCAGTCTAAATTTAAATAACTTAAATCTCCGTTAATAGCTAGCTCATCTTTATATTTTTGTACTGATTGTTCAGCTCTAGCATATAGTCTTAAATTTCTAAAAGTGTTATAATTAGTATTAAACCTACCCGAAACTCCAGATCTAGTACCACTAAACCAGTCACCTTCAATAGCTCTACCTACTTGTCTACCATACTCGATACTTGCTTTTACCTCCGCAGGTACCACCTGATCAGGAAATGAACTACCGTTATAAGTTTGTATTTGCATTTATTTTATTATTTGTGATAAATTTCCATCGTTGTTATACTTTTTAATACCAAAGCTAACGTGTTTTTTAATTCTTTCAGCAACAGGTCTATATTTATTTTTATTACAAGCCATTATAGCTAGTCCAGAGCTTATGGTTGCATCATGTTTAGTTCTTCTGTTTATGTCGAATTGAGACCAATCTTCTAATGTTTTTTGAAAATACATATCTCCATAGCCTTCTTCTCTTTCTCCAACGTTTTCTTCTATGTAACTTTCTATAGCAGCCGCGTGAGCTTGCTTAATATCTTCACTTGAGTTTGGTATACCACCTATTTCTCTTTCAGTAGTAGATAGCTTGTTCCAAATTTTATCAGGACGATTCATTGAAAAACCTCTATAACCTCTACGTTTTAAATAATACAATAATCTAGGTTTATTATTTTCACATAGCAAAGGCATACCGTAAAAAATTAAAGCCATTAAAACATCTTCAAAAAATATTTCAGCTGTTTGTGGTCGTGATATATATTCTAAAAAGAAATGATTTGGAGGTGCATCCTCCATGCTAAACTTTGTTAATCCGTGTAATGATCCGTTAGAACCCTTATCGTCAACAGTACCACTAATGTCATAACTATCACATCCAAATGCTCCAATATGTTCGTTTCCTGGATATTTAATACCATTTTTTATAATTACTTGATTTTGTAGATTTTTAGGTGGAACCCAAGATATTAAAAACCTACCATCGTTGTTAGGTACAAAAACAACAGAGGTATCTTTAACACCGTTGCTCCACATAAAGCTACCTCTTGTAGTAGCTGATATATTGTTTACTTCTTCGTTGTAATCTATTTGTTGATATATTCTAGTAAGATTAAATAAACTATTTTTAGTTTCGTCTCTAAAAGCATGTTGCTCAGTTCTTGGAAACTGTCTATAGTATTCGTTTAAACTATCTTGATCGTTTTTTAAACCATCAACTTCATTTTCCCAATGTTCAATTACTCCGATTGCAATTTCAACGCCATCTCTTCCGATTGTTTTATTTTTTGGCGTAAGAAATACAGGTGATCCAAAAGTATCCATGAATCCTTCGTAGTTCCACTCCATAGGGATGAAAAGAGAATAGAGTCCGCTAGATGTTTGTCCGTTTTTATTTCTTTTTGTAACGTCTGAATTGTAGTATAGTTTTTTAAAATTGTTTCCACCTTTATCTAAAGCATTTGATGTTGAACCCATCATACATTTACCTACGATTCTACGTCCTAGTCTTAATGTAGTTTTTGTAACTCTCCAGTTATTTAATATGTTATCAGGCCTTTCCCATTTACCACTTTCATCATGAGCTAATATTTTTAACTTTTCACCATCATAAGAGTTGTCTCCTGTATTTTTCCAATCTATAGTTGTGTCTAAACCATCTAATTCTTTTAGCTTAACATTATCATCTAGTTTACGTCTAGTAAGTTTTGAAGCTGGGACTCTATAAGCGAGCTCGGTTTTAGGGCGATCCATACCGTCTTGGATTGGTTTAAAGAAAAACGGATAGTTAACGGATATTGGTACAACTTTATCCGTGAACATTTTTTTAGCATCTGCTCCAGTTTTAGATAATATACCGAATCTAGAGTCTGAAGATATTGTGGCTTGATTAACAAGCTCTGCTGATGACATAAAGGAAAACCCAGATCGTCTATTTTTAAGGTAGCACATTCCATAGCATCTGCTGTCTGCTTTACATGCTTCCCAAAATATAAAGAAGAGTCTATTTGCTTCTCTATAATCGGGTGCTCCAACGTCAATTTTTGACCATTGCAAGTACATGTAATGAGTACCAGTAATATATACAGGACTGCCACTACTGTAGAAGTTAAAACCTTCTTCTCTACGCTTAAATTCTTCATCGATATATTCATACCACTTTTCCTTAAAGTCAACTGGATAGTCTTCCCAGTCAAACCTTGTTTTTATTTTTTGTAATTGCTTTGGGTATTCAAACCTTTCCCAGTACTGTTCCTCTTTCTTATTGCTTCGTTTATACGGTTCATCGACTGCTGGTAAAGCAATCCTGAGATTTTGTATTTCAATGATTTTTCCAATTTTGCCTGTTTTACTAATTACTACAAAGTCATAATCAGTGTTATAACCATACTCCCATTTTTTATACCTATTATTTTTAGATAATATTTTAGGATTTATATAATCTTTTAGTTCTTGAAATAAAGTTTGATTATAAATCATTTGCTCCTCCCTTCGGCAAATTTAAAAACTCTTTCTTCTTTTTTTTCTTTTGGCTTTTCGCTTAGCTTTTCTTCTTCTTCTTGTATTCTAGTAAGTATTTCAAAAGCATCAAATATAGCTAACTTCTTAGTGGCAGCAGCGTTTTTTAATCTGTCAGCGCTTACGTCATCGTCTGAGTCAACAATCTTTTCTTTCGCTACTTTAATAAGTTCTTCAACTGCTTTTTGCCCAGCTTGGATTATTTTCTTCTTCGTTTCCTTCGTATTCATGTGTTAAGGCTATATCATTAGATTTCATACAATAAAGGCGTTCACCTTCTATAATAAACTCAAACTCTGAGTTAGGAGTAAATATAACAAGATCACCAGGTTTCAATCCTACGGCTTCTAAGGAACTATTAGAATATTTTAATATACCAAAGTATTCTTTTTCTTTTAATGTATTAAAATCATTTACACGTTTAATAGGTTTTACAAAACAATAGTTCAAATTACATTTATAGTTATACATATATATCTGATCCATTGAACAAAAATATAAATCATCTTTAAAGTATGTAGCGCTATTTCTTTCTTTACCCTTTTGGTCATACCATCTTCTAAATATATTGTGATGTATATATACTATATCTTTAGGCTTTATATTCGTGTTAAATGCTATAGGTGTTGAAACTACAATTGCTTTTTTACTTATAAATTTATGATCTTCTATACTAGTGTTAACTATTAGCTCTTTGCCATTTATCGATTTTTTATTGTCATATCTTTCTTGATAAGGCTTTACAATAAACTGGTATAAACTATTCATTAATATTTTAAATCAAACTCTACGGCTATAGCCATATTACTATTAAACCTTTTCCATGGTAATACTTCATTATTTTTTTTAATATATATTGAGTATTCTCCACTTAATTCGTTACTTAGTATATCGCATATTATATGACCACCATAAACTTCTTGACCTATAGAATAATGCATTGCTTCGTTTTTATAATCAGAACCTATGCTTATTTTTCTAATATTAGACATCTTCTTTTTTTATTTCTTCGTAAGAACCGTCTTCAAGATTTATATTTACTTGTCCGTATTGTTTTTCTAAAACTTTTTTAAAATCTTCAATTTCTTTATTTATGCCAGCCATATCACCCATCATAATATGCTTTCTGGCTTCTAATAAACCAACATCGTTTAAAACTTTGTTTAATTTAGTTTGTTGTTCTATTATTTTTTCTAATTCTTCAGTTTTTATTTTATTCATTTTATTTAATTTAATTGTTTTTGTTTTTATTTTGGTGGGGGTATACCCGGTGATTGCTTTGCGTTTTCAGATAAATTACCTTCAGTAGGAGGAGCATTATCTATTGCAGAGCTTAAATTTTTTGTATTGTCATCTAAATCTACAGCGTTTTTCATAGTCCAAAAACCTGTTTTTGTAGGATCAGTATTAGGTGTAAATTCTGCATTTTCACCCATTCTGTACCACGCGACTAGATTATGATTATTATCTTGGCTCCATTTTTCTAAATTACCGTTTTGATTCCAATTAAATAAAGCATCAGCCTCTCCAAATCCCACTAAACGTTGATCCCAAATACCAACTTCATCAATGCTTCCATCAAACTCTAAATTTCCTAAAGGTGATGTGTTTCCTATGCAAAAAGTGTTAACTGATCCTGAGTAAGCTATAGGACCAGTAAGTGGTTGTTTAAAACTATCTAAATCTACACCAACTCCTTTTAACTGAATTCTACACACGTTTTGATTTTGAGTACCACTAGCAGGATTAAGAAAAGTACAGAATATTAAAAATGCTTTACTAGAGTTAATTCCACTTATATTATCAATTCTTATTTGAGCTCTTCCATTTGTATTATCAGTAGTTCCTTTACCTACTTGAAACCTAAGCAAAGCATTACCACTATTTGTACGACTTACATATAGAGAATAGCCTTGCGAAAAGTTTGCATTAGCTTGATCTATAATCATAAAGTTTTTAGGTCCTGCTCCTGGTCCAGCAAGTATTAAATCCCCAAAAGTTACCCAGCAAGATATTGTGAATTCTTCAGTAAATCTATAATTATTAAAAGCAACTGATTTTAAAAAACCATCGTCTCCGTCAAATACAAACCTGTCGTTACTTTCAAATCCCCTATTGTTTTGACCGGGTAAATTAACAATACTAGGTATTGTATTTATATTACCTATAAACATTTTAGAATAATGCTATAATGTCAGTAGCTGTAGTACCGTCAGTTTGTAAAGGATCTGTAAGGTTGGTCCCGTAAACTTTCAAAACTTGTATAGGTAAAAATGATCCGCTTGCTACATTATAAAATGTTACAATAGAAAAATCTTCCATTTGAACTTTTACGTTTCCACCATTACCTACATAGAGACAAGCACCTCTTTGCAATGTGTTTATTTTATCACCATCTTCCGCTGGATTACTTGGATCTGTTGGTGACGTAAAATTCAATACACCAACCGGGACAGTAGAGCCTGTAGGTATATTTAAAGGTCTAGCACTGTGGGCAAAAACTCTAGGCTGCGCTTGCATGTTACCCTCAAGACTTGATATATCTATTTCGTTATAAGTTGCCATTTTATTTATTTATTTTTGTTATTTTTTCAGCACCACGACTTCCGAAGTATGCTACGTAAACTGTTACTAGTAATGTTTTTAATAAGTTTATCCAAGACTCATCTACATCAAATTGTAAATGAAAAGAATCTACAGCCATCATAATTACGGCTGATGCGGTTAAGAAAACAAGAGCTAATGGGCGTGTATTTTTTGAAAGCCACGAATCACTTTTCATGTCTGCTCTCCACCTACTAGATACTTCTTTCATTTCTTGTATATCAAGCTCTAATAATTTCATAGCTTTTTCTTTGTCTTCTGGTCCTATAGTATCATCACTTGATATGAGATTTTTTACTAAGCCAAAGCCTCCTTGGTCTGGTAATATATTACCAATACCATCTAAAATAGCAGGAGCCTTATCTTTCAAAAAAGCTCCTATTTTAGTATCTTTAAATTTTTTTTTAGCCACGTTTTATTATATAAATTTCTTGTTTATTATCATTTGTAAAGGCTTTAACTTTTTTAGAAAAATAATTACAATATGCGTAATCTAATTCTATACCTTCAAAAGCATCAAGCCAGTCATTTGGTATAAGTACAAATATTTTTAAATCATCTTTAGTAAACACATAGTTATAAGTGTTTTCTCTTGACTCATATAAAATTGTATGAGGTTTTTTTACATAACCCTCTTGTTTTAAAAATAATTCCAGTTTGTTTATATTTTTATAATATTCTTTATAAAATTCTTTACTGTGTATTTCTTGACTAGTTACGTTTATAGATAGTATAGTTGTTATTATTAAGATTATTTTTTTCATAGGTATTTGGTTTTAATTAATATCTATATATATAATCACGTTGAGTTGCAAATATTTACATTAAGCTATTGCTTTATCTCTTATACCTTTTTGTGTGAAATTTTTAACTTTTGAAGTTTTTGGGTTTCCTTTTCCTAGTTTTTTATTAGCTTTTTTGCTAAGTTTTCTCATTTTATCTTCAGATACTAACTTAACGTCTACAACTGATCTTTTATTTTTACCACCTATCTTACCTGCTTTAAACAAAGCTTTATTGTCTTGAGCTCTAGATGCTTCTGTAGTATACTTTTTAGTCTTACTTCCACCAATTGCTCTCTTTTTAGTAACAGTCATATCATAAGGAGTAGTTTGTGTTGTTCTTTTACCATCCTCATAGTCATAAGCTCTTTTAACTTTTACCTTAGCTTTGCCTCTATTATTTTTTCTAGTTTTTATCGTCTCTTTTTCTGTTCTTTGATATTCGGGTCTACTAATATATTCAGAAGCTCTTTCGCCTATATCACCACTAAATATATTAGTTCTTTTTACTTCTTTCTTAAAATCACTAACAGATTTACCATCACTACTCCTCCAACCGGTATCTCTTCCTTGAGAATCCATTTGACCTACAGAAACTTCCATTGCTGGATCTTTCATCATAGTAGTATGGTTTTCAACTTCTAAAGTACCTCTACTTCTTTTCTGTTTACTCTTGTCTTTAAATTTTGGTTTTTTTGTTTTTTTGCTAAAAGCATCGCACTCGTCACCGCCGCCGGGACCACACATTTCAGCAGAAGCTCCATCTTGAATACCTATAAGTTTTCTATCTGATAATGCTTTAAATGCTTTGTTGTTTCCTCTATAACCTTTGAGTTCAAATTTATTTCTCATGTCTTTATTTTTACCGTTTAATATACCGTTGCTAGCTTTATAAGCTTCTTTTTCCCATGGTAAATCTTCATTGTGTTCGTTTAAATTTTCTCTTGAATAAGTCTTGCCTTTCCAATAAAAATTATTTTTATCATAATCTAATTCACCATCACGTTGTTGATGTTGATGAACAGTTTCGTGAGCAACAACAGCTTTTTCCATATTAGCGTCAACATCTTTATCAACTATTATACCAGTATGATTAGACTTACCGGCAGAACCATCTTTAAGATCTCTGCGATAGACAGCAATGTTCATATCGTCCTTATTATAAGGTGCGCCGTTAAGTTTAAAACTCATATTTATTTTTTTCTAAGTCTTTGTTTATTTACCCTACCTTTTTGTATACCGTATTTAGCATTTTTAGGTTTTTTGTATTTAACCTTAACTTTAGCAGTTTTAGTATTTTTTGTTGGTTTAGTGTTTGTTTTAGGATTTGACTTTGCTATTTTTCTTTGTTCTTTTCTAACTCTTTTTTTAGTAGTAGTTACTCCTGTAGTTCCTCCTTTTTCGTTTTCATAAGTGTAACTAACATAATCGTTTCTATCTTTAATTTTTTCAATAGCTCTTCCTAATCCTTTTTTAGTAGTTGTATTATCACCCATTGCTTCATCTTGAGCAGCTTTTCTTCTTTGAGCCGCGGTAGTAGGTTTTGGATTTTTACTTACAGAAGCACCCATAATGGTATCTGCAAATTTACCTTTTATCTTACCGTCAGCCACAGCTTTCTTTAATTTAGGATTAAAACTAGAACCATCTTTTTTAGTTTTACAACCAAAGTTGTTAGCGTAGTTAGCCATCTTAACCACAGCTGGAGAATACTTTTTAGTACGAGATCTCATAATCTTACTAGCAGCTTTACAAGTATCCATACCACCCATATTCTTTTCTACCCATGCAGTAAACTTACCTTCGTTTTTTTCTTTTATTTCTGGAAATTTCTTAGCCATTTTGTTTTATTTATTCATGTTATACGGAAAATTTTTATTGAACCATTGCTTGCGATCATCACAACCGCAGCCACCTGGTATCATATCTGCAACTCTTTTTATACCTGTTGCCTTTGTAAACTTTTCTATGCTATCGCCTAAACCTCTTGATTTCATAATATTTGTATTAACAGTTCCACCTACGTCTTGCTGCTTTACCTCTTTTACTGTTCCAACTCTTTGATCTAGAGCAAAACGATTTTCTTTTATTCCAAGCTTTACTACCTTTTTTTAATTTTGACGGTGGAGTAGTTACAGCTGTCGTAAGCTTACTATCGGGATTTTTTCTTTTATACTCATCAACGCCTTTTTGTGTCATACCACCGCCAGCATCAGCACCAGTACCTGTAGGATTAGCTTTATTAAAGTTTTTACCTCTACCAATAGTTCTTCGAGGTTCTGCAGCACTAGGTCCACTTGCTTTTTCACAACTACCTTTTGCACCTTGAACAGTTCCTGGTACTCTTCTGTAACCTGGCCAACAAGGTGTTTTTTTCATTGAAGCACCACCACTTCTATTTCTTTTTTTAGAACCACAAGGTTCGCCTGTGGCAACATTGATCCAGTTTTCTTTTTCAAACCAGTCCCTAAGTGTAGCACCTTTTTTACGAGCGCCTTTAACATTTGAAGAGCTTGATCTTTTGTATTTACCTTGAGAAGCAGCGGAACGCTTGGCATTAACAACTTTGTTTCTCTCGGCTTGACTCATCGATCTTACCTTACTAGCAGGTAGGCAAACTTTTTTAGTACCTCCACCTTTAACCTTGCTCATTACTTCTTTTTTGAATCTTTTATTTGTTTATCAGTTAATGGAACATCAGCATCGGTAGATGGTCGTAACTTTATTGTACCACCATCGCAATAAAACTCTCTTCTTTCTCTAGCAGCTTCTTCTTTACCACCTTCTTTTTTAGCATAACCAGCCTCCCACTTTTTCCAAGCTTTAGCACATTTATTGTTTTTTCCTCTAGGTCTCATAATTTAGTACATCTTTTTAGCTTTAGATATTATTCTATTAGCTTTAGCGTATTTTTTAGATACTTTGTTTCTATTTTTAGCCGTTTGTTTTAAATCTTTTATTTCTTGTTTTCTAATTTCATTTCCTTTACCTTCAAAAAAAGGATCATTTTTAAAACCTTGCCTAGCTTCTTTACCTCTATATCCTTTAATATTAGATTTAGCTTCTTCTTTTCTATATTGTCTTTTCTTTCTCTGCACTAATCTTGTATTGGATAATGCGTTAGTTTTATCAGATTGATACCCATGTTCTCTTCCAAAGTCATCTATAATATTTCCACCTCCTAGAACATTAGCGCCTTTTCTTATTTTTTTCTTTGCTGCTTTTATATCTGGGTCTTTTAACGAAGCGCCATCTTTACTTTTACCCATTTTACCAGGTCCACCTGCCTTAGTACATCTTACACCCCAACCAGAAGCATAAGCACTAGGCCAAACTTTAAATTTCTTTTTAGCTGCAGCTTTGCACGCTGCTGATATTTTAGTTCTTTTTATATTACCTCTTTTTGTTGCCATTATCTACGTCCTTTTTTATCTACTTGAATTTCTTTAACTATAACAGTTGTTTTAGGTTTTTGATTTTTAATTTCTTCTAGTTGTCTATTTAACTCTTCTAGCTTACCATCATTTTCAGTTCCGTCTTTTACTAGCGTACCTATTACTTGTATTTCTTCAAATACAACATCGTCTACTTGCTCAAGCATTTCTACTCTTTCTTTCAACTGTATGATCATTTTTTCGTTCCACTCTTCTTTTAATTCATACTCTAAACGAGTAACTTCTATAGGTGGCAGCTCTTTAGCTTCTTCAATATCTGCTTGCAATGTATAATACATACCTACAAAAGATGCTGTTACCATTATTATTGCTATTACAGTTTTTAGGTCAAGTTGTATATTAGTGTTCTCAGAGATTTTTGTACTCATTAGTCGCGTTGAATGATGGGCATGCTTTATTAGCAAACTCATTGTGTGAATATATAATAGCAGTTGGATACATTGCTTTTAATGTTTTAAGCACATGTAACAAACCCTCTTTTTGTTCTTGTGTTCTAGTATCCTTCGGAGTCTTACCATCTGCCTCAACGCCACCACAATAGCAGATACCTATTGAATTACGATTGTGCCCTTTGCAATGAGCTCCGATTTTGGCTATATCTCTACCTTTTTGTATTTCACCATTTATATCAATGTAGAAATGATAGCCTATGTCTGACCAACCACGACCTTCTGTATGCCACTTCTTAATTGTGTCCACACTTATATCTTGACCTTCTCTAGTGGCTGAACAGTGAATTATAATTTCAGTTATTTGCCTCATGACTTAATTTTTGTTTTTGAAGTTTTTAGCTGGCTTTAGCTTTTCCATTTTTTTGCTATAGGCCATTTTACCAGCATTAGCAATACCTTCAGCAGCACCTTCAGCAATCATACTTTGAGATAAGTTTTTAAAATATGAAGGAAATTTTGTTTGATTTGAAAAAACCTTAGTACCATCACGTTTCATTGTTTTAGCTTTTGGAGGATCTATATGCATGGAACCACCAAACTCTACAGCTTTATCTCCACTTTTCTCATCTTGAGCTTTATCATCAAATGATTGAGATCTTTTAGCGTCTTTAACTAATTCTTTTCTAGCTTTACCTCTAATACCTTTTTTATCAGCATAAGCTTTAGCTTTAGCTTTAGCCACTTGTTTAGGTTTAGCTGCCATCATAGCTCCCATATCCATATTCATTATAGCTGAGTTAGCTGCGTTAACTGCGTCATCATTTGAACCCTCTGGAATGCTTCCTGGTGTAGTAGTCATTGGGTCAGCAGGTGGCATACCTGCAGTTTGCTGACTTGCCATTTTGGTAAAATCTGACTGAGGATTATTACCTGGGTTATTACTTTGTACTGCTTTTAAAACTTCGCTTAACTTTTGACTATTTTCTTTAAGTTTTTCATTAGCACCTCTTCCAAACTGCAACATTTTTCTTTGACCACTCATTACGCTACTTATATCATTTTGAGTGCTTTCTTCAAAGTTGGGTCTAGCATCGCCAGTACCATTAGAAAATACTTGACCAAGCTTCTCTTGGACTTTAGCACCTACTTTTTCTTTTAGCTTGTTTAAGAAACTTGGGCCATCATTCATGTCTTTAATATGTTTCTCTATAGTCTTAGCTTGTTTCCCATGAGCAACTACAGCACCTTTAAGTTGTGTTACTACCTTTTTTAAGTCTTTTGCCATAATTATTTATTTTTTTTTCATTATCCACCATTTATGAGCAGTGTAGCCTATAGTAACAAATAGTAGTATTATCTTTAAAGCTGGTTCTAGCCAATCCATACTTGCAACTGTAAAAGAAGTTATGTTTAAACAATAAAGTTTTAAATCGTCAGTACCCATTATTTCTGAGCGTTAAGAACAGCATTACCTTTATACACACAATTATCTACACTTAATGAAGATTTAATTGTGGAGTTTCTAGATTCCATTGTTCTTTTTCCTAGTGGCTTCATAGCTGGGCTTATATCTTTTCC